GTCTGAATACGATTCTTTGAATAGTGATGGTTCGTATAGGTTGAGTCAATGTATTCTGCAACCTGTTTCAACAGTTCCTTCTCATTGAACTTATAGTCAATCTTATTTCCAGTCATTGAATACGTCCTTATCAAATTTACTCTTGAGTGCGGGTGGTTCGTTTTGACTATCAATGTTCGTCGTTTGAACCGAGTTATCTACATCATACAGTTTCATACGTGCCTTATCAATACCAAGAACAAACCTTCGATTCGTTGCAGGATCATTGTAACGATTCTTCAACTGTTTGATCATTATCTGATTCATATCTTCAAGTTCTTCAGATGAGATCGCAGCAATCATAAAGTCAGCGGTTGCAGGCAAACCAAATGACTCAGACGTATCCTCAAGTCCAACATCACTGTTCGTGAAACCTGTTCGGTTCGTCTGTGTTGCAGAGAAGATAGGCAGGTTGTATTCAACAGCAAGACCACGCAGTTCTTCTGCAATCGACTTGATGAGTGTATATGAGTTGACATTCGAACCCATCTTCATACGTGATGAGATACACAGGTTGAGATAGTCAATGTAAATGATGTCAGGTGTGAATTTCTTCTTTGACTTCAACTCATTCAACAAATGACGAAAGTGACCAGAACCAACTGATGCAGTCGGATACTCTTTGATGACTAACTTACCAGTTGTCTTGTTGCGGATACGATTGAGTTTCTTTTCATACGATTCCTTTGGCAACTGTTCAAGTTCATTCAACTGCACGTGCATCAGGTTTGCATCAATTCGTTCTGCAATACGTTCCTCTGCCATTTCAAGAGTAATGTAGAGAACGTTCTTACCCTCCATCAAGTTTGCTGATGCGAAGTGACACATCATCAAAGTTTTCCCAACGCCTGTATTGTGTGATGAAATGCCTTGAGTATAGTATCGATGATTTTCGTGTTCTACATTGATGTCAACGATAGGAACAACTTCACCTGTCTTTTTGACCGAACCCTTCTTGTAACCACCTTTTGTTAGGATGTTGACTGATTCGCCACTTTGATAAAGTTGATGAGCGCTTGCCCAACCAATCGTTGTTTCAAATAGATGTTCACCATTGCAATGAACGGGATCAAAGGAACTGTCATCAAGTTCTAAAACGTATTCTTCATACATACCCTTATCAATGAAGAAGTTGACACCAACCCAACCATCGGGTGAATCAACCTCAACCTCATAACCATCATCAAGCAGTTTTTGTATTTGTGAAATACAAACCTCACGCTCATTCCAACTCATACATCCTCTCCACATCAAAAATCATTTTGTATAAATAATAAGTGTAGGTCACGGAACTGCCATTCCCACCTACTCTATCCATTCTATCAACTTTATAAGGACAAGTCAATGGACAGCAATAGTATTTATCAAAACCTCTGCAATACACGCAAAATACTCAAAGAACATTGGGGACCGGGTTCTGGGCTCCACCGGCACCACATCGTTCCAAGACACTGTGGTGGCACAGACGATCCATCAAACTACACATACCTCACTCCAAGAGAACACGTGATCGCTCATTATCTTCTCTGGCGTATCTATAAAAACCCAAACGATCTTCGTTCAATGCATATGCTCGGCGCTGAACTGTCGGTTGAACAAAGAAGAATCGTTGGTAAGTTTTGTCATAAAAATAAAATCGGTTTCCACGGGGCACCCAAAGAACAAAAAAGAGAGTGGGCTAAAAAAGGTGCTAACAATCAAAAAAAGAATAAAATAGGCATTCACAGTCCTGAAAATTATAAAAAACACGCAAGCATTGGCGGTAAGGCATCTATTTGTTCTCCAAACAACCCTTGGTCCTATTGGGCATCATCCGAAGGTCGTAAAGAAAGAGCTCGACTTGGCGGCTTATCACACGTCGGGAAAAAAGCAATGTATAAACCGGGTGATAAAACATTCGTCAGAGTTCCTTTAGAACAAACAGATGATTACCTAAAAAACGGTTATGTCTTTGGTTCACCTCATTCACCAAGAAAAGGTTATCGTAAAAAGCGACCAGTTATGATTGAAGGTCAAGAATACAATTCAATACGTGAAGCATCAGAAAAACTGAACCTGACTCTCAACACCATAGCTGGTCGCATACGATCATCTAAACGCCCTGATTGGTTTTTTTGTAACGAATCCTAACCTTCGTATCGGGATGAACACAGCCTGCCAAAATCATATTCAACGTTTTGCGTGGAATACCTTCCTTTGTGATCTTGTTCATCATCTCGATGTCAAAAGGAATGCGTTCAATCTTGCGATGATAGAAGTCATACCGATCTTCAAAGTCTTCGAGAAAGTCGTGACCAATGTGTGTATCAAACGAAACCGATAACGCTTCTTCAAGTATTTGTGTAATTGAACCTTTGTCTTTATCAGACTGCCCATCAAGAATCTGAATGCTTTCCATAATGGAGTTATAGACTGCACGATCTTGACACCACTTTTCAGTCTTTTCTTTTACCCAGTCGTAGTCTGCATCAGTCGTTGATTCAACTCGTTCAAGAATGTCTTTACACGCACTATAGTCGCCTTGACTCATTCCAAGGTTTTCAAGTTCAATGTGCAACGCAGACATTGACGGTGGTCCATTGTATTCGTTGAAATACTCACGAATCAGACCATAGACTTTTGTATGTGGTGTGTCTGTGAAATACTCATCTTTGAGATAAGGCAATACATTCCGAAGATAGAACTCATCACTAATCAGTCTTGAAAGAATGATGTCCTCAATGTTATCACTCTTCAGAATCATTCACAAACTCCTCGATCTCATCTTCCGTTATAATATTGCTGTGACCGATCTGATATGTCTTTTCGATGTATTCTTGAAACTGTTTGGAAGTGAGTAAGGGCATCCAAAAGTCTTTAGAATCAGTCTCTTTCATTCTGAATTTTTTATCCTCAACTTCTCCCGTTTCTGGATCAACACGCGAATACCATCCATTGCTGGGTTTGACAACTAATTTTGCATCAAGCGCCATATCAAGCAAACCCGACCATTTACTCAATCCGCCATCGAATCGAACAGTAATAGGAATCTTGGACTTTTCGCGAACGAATCTTGACTTCTCCACATTGATCACAAACTCATACCCTGTTACATCTTTGCCTGTCTTTTCTTGTCTTCTGCCAATAATAAAGACCTGATTAGCACTATACATCGGACCCGTTCCACCTGACATAATTGTCTTCGGATACAGTGCTTGTTCTTGATATGTGTGATTCACAACGACACAAGGAATATCTTTGGTTGTGAAATGAGGTGTGACAATTCGGAATAGTGACTTGATTTGTTTTGCTCTTGTCATATCAGCAACAGATTTGCCATCCATCGCATCTTCCACTTCCTTTTTAGAAGCCAAATTACCAATCGAATCAATGAAGACAATTACCTTATCGCCTCTTTTGATTTCTTCTAACCGTTTTACAATATCAAATTTCAACTGTTCGATGTGTTCAATTGGAATGTGAAGAATTCGTTCAACATCCACACCAACTGAACTGATGTACTCCGGTGTGATACCAAACTCAGAATCCACAAACAAACAAACCGCGTCTGGATATTTGTCCATATACGCTTTGACCATAATCAATCCAAACATCGACTTGAAGTGACGACTTGGTCCTGCAAGAAATGTTAGTCCTGGCGTCAAACCGCCATCCAACTTACCGGATAACGCGACATTCAGTGCCGGGGTATCAGTCGGTATCATATCCTTCACGTTGAAAAAAGATGACTCACTCAAGGTCTCTGCCATTTTCACCGATCCAGCGTTTTTCATTCTTTTCAAAAGATCACTCATACATATCTCCACTCATTCCATTTTTCACGTTCATTATTGACTCTATAAGTAATTGTACCACAGGACACACCGTAATGTTTAGCTGCTAACTCCATACTATCAAAAATGCCGTCAGGTGTCAATACTTTTTTCTGTAATTTTATTCGAAACTTCTTTCTAAATTCGTCACTAAACATTCCAATTTTATTTTCAACCAATGTTCTTCTCCCCCTATCCCTGTTTTCTTTCTTCTGATCTTCGGACATTGCAAAAAATCCCAACCCGTTCTCATAACATTTTGTACCTCCAGCTCTACCAGAATTTGATTGTCGTTTTCTATATTTTTCGGGATCTTCATTTTTCATTTTTTCGTGATGACCAGATCCACCTTTACTTGCAACTAATCTGTGGTTTTCATTGAGAAAATCTCTCCCATACTTCATCAAATTATATGCCAAAATATTACCTAACACGCCTGTGAATTTGTATCGCAACTTATGAATAATGCGATGTTCTTTTTGTGTCAACAAAACAGTTTGACCAGAATGCAGACCACCCTCACAAACTGGTATGATGTGATGTGATTCATATTTGACTTGAGAGTGATTTGTGTTTCTATGGAGGGCACGATCTATTATAGAATCGTGTATTCTTTGATAGTTCATTTTTATTCCTTTTTATGTTGAGTGTTTTACCGAGGGGAACTACCCCTCCATTTTTATTTATGCATAATGAGATTCTTCGATTACTTTGTCAACCCCTTTGTCCAAGATGGACTGAATGCATCTTTATAATTTGCAACAGAAGTTTTCTTTCGATCCACACCCTGTTCGCCTTCTTTGAAGTTCGAAGTGGATGTCCTTGCCCAACAGACAACTTGTTCGGGATGACAAACATATAGGGGCAGTTTGCTTGCGCGTTGCATCATCAACCAACGATCAACACCAACACTGACACCCTTATCTCGCGCGTGTTCCCATAACCATTTCGCGGTGTTTGGTGTCAGACCACAAGCGTGAACACCAATCGCACGGCGAATCTCAATGAATTCTTTTGCAGGTCCGATTGGATTATAATCATTCACTCCCGCAACTCGATGACCAAATGTTGTTGCCGCCATATCTGGAATGTCAATGTTTCGCACATCCCCCTTTACAATCGCATCGTGTTCAAGAATAATGCAGGGTTTGTCTAACTCAATGATTCGTTTCCAACACTTGATGTGAGATGAATGACAACAACAGTTGCCCATCGTGTTATTGTATCTTGGAGACTTCTTTGCACCGACTGATTGAAACGATTCTTCGCATTCAAGAAACTCAACCGCATCAATGAACTCATAAGGTAGGTTATGTTTTTCACAAGACTCAGCGCAATCAGCAGCATACTGTTTTGATAACTCAACACCTTGACGGCGAATAATCAATGCACGATCAATTTTACTCACTGATTCCGTGTCCTTCTTTTGAACCCATTTGCATAATAGATTTTTCTTCAACTTCTACGTATTTTTTGCCATCTTTTATTACGGTCTTTCGATTCATCAGTGAGTAGTTTGCTGCAATCAACAATAGAATCGCCATTGGATCGAATACAAAGATAAACGCGATGATGACCCATCGCACAGCATCCTCTAACCTTTCTTCCCCATCATCATAAATCAATTGTGCGATGTATAAAACAGGACCAACCTCCAATTCAACCTCATTCACTTCTTTCTGCAATTCAAGTCGCTCGGTTCGAAGTTCATCAATACGATCCTGTGATGACTCAATAATCTCAGTCAATTCACTTCGTTGTTCCTCTTGACCTTCACGAACTGCACGTGCGCCATCCGGGCCAGAGATACGACTGAACTCAATCAATGTATTTACTGTTTCATCCAGTTGTGATACTACTGATTCTGCATTGTCAATCCGTGTTTGTTCCCGTTCGATTTGTTGATCTAACCTTTCAATCACTAATGAGTTTGAACCAACGGTTTGTGTTTGGTCAAGGTGCGCCTTTGATAAGAGACCAAAGATGCCCATACTGGTGAGCATCATTGCAATAAAGACCAAAGGCATCATAAAGTATTTGATTCTTGTTGGTTCATTCCAATTGCGATATATCCAACTGACACCAACGATCTTACCTAACTCAATCACTGAACCCATCACCAACGCAAAGGCAGGCATTCCCGCGAAGATTGCAACAATACCAAAGATTGCAAAGACCGCAGCGGTGGTTGCCATTCCCAATGCAGTGATGAGTGTGAGAATAGGGAATATCATTTACCTGCAACCTCATCTAATTTATCTTTGAACTGTTGAATCTTTTCAACACGATCAGGCCAATAAATGTAATCTTTTTCTGGATTGGTCGCAAGATTTTTCAACAATGGAATGACCATACGATACAAAGTTTCAGTTCGAGACTTCCAATCATCAACCTGTTCTTGTAATTCAGATGATGTGTTTTGAACTTCTTGACGCGCTTCCTGAACTGCGTCAAGCGCATCTTCATCCATCATTGTAAAACCGAAGTCAAAGTCTTCTAATTTTGTTTCTTCTTTCATCCAAAAAAGTCCTCGATAGTATTTCGTTTCTCGTGTGTCCAACCAATCGTGTGCAGAATGACATTGACGGGATCAAGATATCCCTTCGCAAACTGCATCTCATAGTCAATGTATTGATTCAAACCGAACTCTTTTGGTAGAGTATCAGGACACGCGATTACCTTGTCACGAATCGGATTCGGTAGTTTCAGATAACAAAAACGAATCTTCTCACCGTCATTGATTGATTGGTATTTCTTCTCTAAGTTGTATTTATTCAGATAGTGATTGTATAACAACGCACCCTTGACCTGCAGGGGAGTTGCCTTTTTGTAGATGGTGTCCTTGTCTTCATACGACTCAGTATAAACTTGACCATTCGGACTTTTCACCGTCTTGATGAAGTTGATACCCCGTGGAAACGCAACCTGTTCAAACGGTAACTGATAGAACTCATCACGAATTTGTGCGATGTATTTCTGAACCGCTTCTTCGTTTTCATTCATAATCAGTCGGAGTGTGTTCTTGATGTACTCACGGCAGACTGCTGGTGTTGAACTGCGAATCGCTTCGATACCCATCATCTTGAGTTCAGGCGTATCAAACCGAACACCTTCGGAGTCATACACATTCATAATGTATCGTTTCTTCGCAGTCCAAATACTCTTGTCAGCGATGATCTCACGTTTCATTATCATCTTCTGTTCATACGCATTCATATATTCTTTCAGTTCGTGATAGGACTTGTCGATGAATGGTTCAATCTTTTGTTTTGCGACATTATCAAGAAAATCCACCACGGTGTTTGTATCAACATCCTTATCCCCATACACTTGTGAAACCAATCGATCAAAACTGATATAGACTGAATCGGTGTCTGATGCAATTACATAGTCTTCGTTGTTCGTTTTCAGTATCTTATTCATATACTGATTGATCTTTTTCTCAATCCAACGAATCGACAACTGACCTGACATTGTGATTGCTTCTGCGTTTTCAGTCTCATACCACCTAAAGTATTTGTTCGCCACAGCTCCGTAGGCACTGTTCAACAGAATCTTGAGTGCGTGTTGCATATTGTGATAGATCGATATCTGAGTCTTGAGTTTTGGGTCATTGGTCTCCTGATAATCACGTTGTGCGTCCAACATCTTACTCTTGAACTCTTTACGACGGTCATACATACGTTTCATCAACTCAGGTAAGAAACCGCGCCTGTCAGTCTTGTAGAACTGTGCGTTCGGAGTCACCGTGAGGTTCTCTCCTTTCAAGACATCTGTGTTGATTGATTCTTCAAGATACATATCAACCGAACCCGTGTGACACAGACCGTGGAACTTCGGATCACAGTCATAAGGATCAACGTGTGTCTCTGGGGAGATGTTGTATTGCATAATCAGGTGAGGGTATAGACTATTCAAGTCAAATGACATCACCCACTTGTGCATACCAACGTGCGGGTCTTTGACATAACCCCCCTCGATGCCTTGATGTTGCATCACCTGTTTTCTTGTGGTAGGAATGACAATCTTACGATCCATCAGATAGTTGTGAATAATCGTATCCCAGTTTGTCAATGTGCTGAGAGAGTCGTTGAAGTTCGTGCCTGAATCATAAGAGATTGCAAAGATCTGATTCAAATAACCCAAGTGTTCATCCAACATAAAGATCAAATCAACGTCTCGAATATTGTATTCGATGAACTTTTGAAAGTCATCACGATACAATGTAAAGAGATTATCGTGTTCTGAATAGTCGAGTTTTTTCTCATCCAACTCAATCTCAGCAATCGCATCCAACCGATAAGACTCTCGTGGTTTGAGTCGAAACTTCTTATAGACTGCCATATAATCAAGACACGCAATACCCATCAGTCGATAAGAGGTCTCATCTTTCGTCCCAAACTTGACTGAGTAGTCTTGAATGATTCCCCAAGGTGATAGACGTTTTGCAGACTCATCCCCCAACACGTGTCGAATACGATTGACAAGATAGGGAATGTCGAAGAACTCAGTGTTCCAACCAGTCACCACATCGACATCGAGATTCTCCCACACCTTCAAAAACTTTTGAAGTAGATCAGATTCATTCTCACACTTCATATAGTAGGTGTTTTCATCATCTGATTTGAAGTCTCCACACCCCAACGCGATTCTCATATTGCGTCTTCGAAGTGCAATCGCGGTGATGGGTTTGTTTGACTGTGATGGGTGCGGAAAACCATCATCCGACTGAACCTCAAGGTCAATCGCTACGATATTGATCTTGTCTGTGTCTGGTTGAATGTCTTTATAGTTCTCATAAATATACACGTATGGCCATTTGTCATAACCAAAGATTTCAATGCCTTCGACATCGGAGTATTTCTTGACGAAGTCTCTCGCATCTCGAATTGTTGAAAATGATTTTGGTTGGACATTTTGACCGTGAATGTTTTTGTAACCAGTCTCCTGATTTGATAGAACAAACAGTTCAGGTTCATAGGAGACTTTTCTTTGAATTCGTTGTCCGTCTGAATCAAAACCACGGACATAAAGGTGATTACCAATATGAAAAATGTTTGTATAAAATTCGGTCATAAGTTACGCTCCATATTCATAACACCATTCTACCACAAAAGTAGGCAGACAGTAAATAGGAAACCAAGAATGAATAGAAAAAGATTGCGTGAACAACTGATACAGGATGAAGGCGTTGTGTATGAAATCTATAAAGATCACCGGGGTTTCAAAACCTTCGGTATCGGACACTTAGTGAAACGACACGATGAAGAATATGGTTGGGAAGTTGGAACACCTGTATCAGAAGAAAGAGTGTGGTCTGCGTTCGATGAAGATTTAGATATTGCTATCAACGACTGTCTCGCATTATATGATGACTTTGAATCTTGGCCGGCAGAGGTTCAAGAGATTCTTGTGAATATGGTATTCAAT